AACTCTTTAGTTAAACTAAATAACAAACTAGGGTTAGGAAAAAAAGTAGTGGTTCCTGAAATTAAAGGAGCTGCTGGAGCTGGAACGAAACAAGCTGCACAGGCAAAAGGAGCTACAAAGAAAGCAGAAGACCCATTAATGACTAGAATTAGAAAAGAAGGTGAGTTTGAGGCTAAGACAGCTAAAAAGAAACTAAAAGAAAGTGGCGATGAGCCATATAGTCCAATGACTCGGAAGTACGACTAATGCCTCCTCAAAATCAAATTTCAACAAATGCAGGTTCATTAAAAGGTGGTAATTATTGGCAGAATTTCGTACCTCATCAGAAATTCTCATTAGATCAGCAATATGCTGGAAAACAACCTCTGATTAGTTCACCACTTTTTATGAGTCATAGTACAACTGATCTTTCATCGTCTACCTATGGCACTGGTTACTCTGGTGATCAAAGCAGAAGTCTTTCTGATTTTTTAGATATTAAATCAATTATTAAGAGTGGAGGAAAAAAAGGAGCTGTTGTGTTTCCAGTTGGTAAAAGTGGTGTCCTTTCAGGTCGTTGGGATGTAAGTGGAAAATCACCATATGAGCATAAAGCAAAGTTAAAATATAGTTGGTCAATATAAAATGCCTAATGGGAAAGAATATTCATTTGGGGAGACTTATTCTCCATTTGGCTCAGAGTCAATGAGTTTTACTCCTGAAGCAGGTAAATCAATTGAAAGCGCAGTTTCAGATTGGTTGAAAACAGGAGGAGATGTATCAAAATGGGGAGGGTTAGGAGGCAAACTGAAGAAAGGATTAGACGTAGTGAACCTTTTTGGGTCTGCATCAAGAACATATGCAGAGCAGGAAGCTTTATATAAAGAAAAAGGTCCAGGATATGCTAAGAAACCTGGAACATCATTACATGAAACTGGAACAGCTGTTGATATTCCTGAATCCCTTGCGTATTTTAGAAATTGGTTAGCTGAATCTGGGCAAAAATATGGGTGGAGTCAGAGAAAGTATAGTGGAACTAAACATCATTTTGAATATAACAAACCTGTGCAATCTTCAGAAGATTTAGCAATGTCTGCTATGCAAAAACCAAGTGAATCTTTATTTTAATTAAGGAGTAAGTATTGGCTAAAAGAGGAAGAAAAAATAAAGCAGCTATCAATAAGCAATTATGGGATAGAGCTAACGGTACAGATAGATCAAAGTGGTATTTAAAAAGTCAGAAAGGCTATGATTTTTATTTAGACGAACAGCTCTCTGAGGCTGATAGGGATTCTTTAGAAGAAGCTGGAATGCCAACATTCACGATTAATAGGATATTACCTATTATCGAGATAATGAGATATTTTGTAACCGCTAATAACCCAAGGTGGAAAGCTGTCGGTGTGACTGGTGATGATGTTGATATTGCTCAAGTACACTCAGAACTTGCTGATTATTGTTGGCATTTGTCTAATGGTAAGTCTGTTTATGGTCAAGTAATATTAGATAGCTTAGTCAAAGGGCTAGGTTATTTTCTTGTAGATGTAGATCAAGACGCTGATCATGGTAAAGGTGAAGTAACTTTTAGTCGTATTGATCCATATGATGTATTTGTAGACCCTGCAAGTAGAGACTTCTTATTCAGAGATGCTGGGTTTATTATGATAAAGAAGCTTTTATCTAAGACACAGTTAAAGAATATGTTCCCTCAACATGCAGCTAAGATTAATAAAGCATCTGGTGGCTCTAGTATTTATTCTTATTCTGATAGAGATATAGAAAGTTCTAAAGTTGTATACCCTGATGATATTTCATCAACATATACTCCAGAATCAGAAGAAGATGAACTTATAGGATATTATGAGAACTATAGTAAAATAAAAGTTCCATTTGTTAATGTATTTTTACGCATTGAGCCAACTGAAGAGGAACTAGATCAGATTCAAAGGTCTGTTGAAGTACAAGTAAAAGAGTTTGAAGCTGAAGTTAGTGTTCAGTTGCAAGAGAATACATTACAAATACAACAAGCTTTTCAATCTGGAGAAATAATAGAAGAAAGAGCTGCATTAGAGATAGAGAAAGCTAATAAGATGGCTGAAACATCTGTAGCTGAAAAAAGACAAGAATTAATGTCTATGGCTCAAGATGCTGTTACTAGGATAGAGCAGCGTGTATTACGTAAGAAAGAATTCGATTCTTTAATGAAGTCAAAAGAGTTTAAGAAAGCTGTCGTTGATTTTGTTGAATTTTATGAAACAAGGATTGTATTAGTGTGTAGTGTTGGAGATGATACTTTCTTATATGAATATGAGTTACCAATCACTGAATATCCGATAGTGCCAATTCCATATCTTTATACTGGCACTCCATATCCAATGTCAGCTGTAATGCCTCTTATAGGTAAACAGCAAGAGATTAACAAAGCTCACCAGATTATGATCCACAATGCTAACTTAGCTTCTAATTTAAGATGGATGTATGAAGAAGGTTCTGTTGATGAAGAAGAATGGGAACAATATTCTTCTGCTCCAGGGGCTTTATTAAAGTATAGGCAGGGATTCACTCCTCCAACTCCTGTATTACCAGCTCCTATCAACAACGCTTTTTATACTATTACTCAAGAAGGTAAGGGGGATGCGGAGTATATAAGCGGAGTTCCTTCAGCTATGATGGGATTTACTCAAGACCAAGCTGAGACTTATAGAGGATTATTAGCTAATGATGAATTTGGTACTAGGCGATTAAAATCTTGGATGTCTACTATTGTCGAACCAGCCTTAGAATATTTAGGTAAATGTTTCCAGATGGTAGCTCAAAGACATTATACAATAGACAAAGTATTTCGTATTGTCCAGCCTGGGGCTGGTGGTGAAGAGCCAGGTGAGAAAGAATCACGTATAAATATTCCTATCTACAATGATTACGGTGAAGCAATAGGTAAATATATGGATTATGAATCATCAAGGTTTGATATTAGGATGATATCAGGTGCTACTATGCCTGTTAATAGATGGGCTTTGTTAGAAGAATATTTTAGATGGTTCCAAGCTGGATTGATTGATGATATAGCTATGGTAGCTGAGACTGATATAAGAAACAAGAAACAGTTGATAGAAAGAAAGAGTATGTATTCTGAGATGAGGGGACAGTTGGAGCAGTTATCAGAAGCTTTAAAAGATAAAGAAGGTACAATTGAAACATTAGAAAGACAATTAGTACAAGCAGGTATAAAAATGAAAGTTCAAGAAGGTGGAGTTGAAGTAAGAAAAGGTGTACTTCAAACAGAAGCTGAACAGAAACTATTGCGTAATATGATGCGTAGTGAGTTCCAAGCAGCTAAGAGAGAGCTATCAAGAGAAATAAAGATGGCTGTTAATGAAGAAAAAAATAAACAGAAAAAAGACTTTGACAACAATAGTTAACTGTCATAGATTAAAAGCAAATACATAAAAAGGACGAATTATGGAAGAAAATGTACAAGTAAGCAACGCTCCTGAGAATGGAGTCCCTGAAAGTAATACTGAGAGTTCTGGCGATGATTTTTTCGAGGCGCTAGATACTCAAGTTAATAGTGGTATATTAGACATGCCTTTACAAGAGCAGACAACCTCTGATTATAATGACGAGCAAGCTGGGGATGAATATCTCAAGCAGCAAGCATCAGACCAGAGCCCTGTTGAAGGACAAAAGCCAGTGGATATTGAAAATCTGCAAACAAGGTATAGTGATTCTAGTCGAGAAGCTAAAAAGTTAAATAGTAAGCTAAAAGAAATAGAGCCATATATGCCGATCCTCGATGCAATGAGAGAAGACCCTAATTTAGTTCAGCATGTGCGGAATTATTTTGAGGGTGGAGGTCAAGCCCCGGTAAGCATGAAGGAACAGCTTGCATTGCCAGAAGAGTTTGTGTTTGACCCTGATGAAGCTATGTCCAATCCCGAATCGGACTCAGCGAGAGTTTTAGGTGCAACAATTGATGGAGTTGTCCAAAAACGTCTTAATGACACTCTTTCTGCTCAGAAAGCCGAAAATGTTAGATTTTCAAAAGAATCTGCGTTTAGGCAGAAGCATAATATGTCAAATGACGAATGGACTAATTTCCTAAGTTTTGCAAAAGATAAGACTCTCGAGTTAGAAGATATTTATTATCTTATGAATCGTCAGACAAGGGAACAGAATATAGCCCAAAATGCAAATCAGGAAGTATCCTCTCAAATGAGAAGGGTACAGCAGAAACCACAATCTTTAGCCTCGGCAGGCAGCCAACCCGAACCACAAGTATCTCCTGAAGATAAAGTGTTCGATGAAATACTGGGATTTGACAGTAAATTGGACGAAGCATTTGGTGCATAGCACTTAGTGCTTTAATTAATAATACGAAGGAGATAAATCATGGCTGATTTATTTAGTCTAGAGTCAACTACCGATATTAGTTCTGGTGGTTCGACTGGTTCCGCCAGATATGGGCAGGACCTTAACACTGGCGTACTTCGCAGAAAGTATAACTTCGGGGATAGAGTTTCAGAGTTAGCAATAGCTCAAGACCCTTTCTTCCGTTTTGTATCGAAACTTGCGAAGAAGGCAACAGATGATCCTGAGTTTAAGTACACAGAACGCAGACCTTCATACCATAAAAGATATGCTTACCCTGTAGCTTTCAGTAATGATAATGTTACATGGGTTGAGACTCTTGATGGTACTGATATAGACACACAGCTTGATAGTTATGAGACAGCTGCTACTACAGTTTATGTCAAAATGATGTGCGATTATAAGAAGAGTGGGAATATCCAAAATATATTTGGAAATTCAGGTAGTGAGATAGTGATAGGTGCAGATGGAACGCAACCTTCATTTTTCTTGCCAGATCAACTGGTTAAGATTAATTTTGGTAATTCGAGTGCATCCTTATCCGCTAAAGTTAAAACTGCTTCTTATGCCGTCGTTAAGGTTAGTTCTGTTACACTTCAGGATGAGTCTACAAATCCTCCAACTGCTCACGGTGAAGGTGAAGCTGCAATATTAAAGGCTGTAGTTGTTAAAACTAAAACTGCTGGTCATGACGTAATTGCAGGTATAAACTCCGCTGCTCCAGCTGGAGATTCAACGTATAATGTTTCAATATCTGGACAGGGCGAAAGCAATGGAGCAGGTCTTGAAGATTATAGATCGTATGTTGTTGGTACGGCTCATGCTCAGGGTAGTGGTTATCCTGAGACTTGGAAAGATCAACCTTTCTCGACAGCTTACGGGCGTACACAAATTTGGAAAACTGCAATGGCAATGGATAACACTACACGTGCTACCGTGCTAAAGTATGAACCAAATGAGTGGGCTCGTGTCTGGCGTGAGAAGTTGATAGAGCATAAATGGGATATTGAACAAAGTTGTTTGTTTGGTTCTCAATATGACTCAGGTTCAGAATGGTACACTCAAGGTGCCGTTGATTTTGTCACTCAATATGGTAATGTGTTTAGTTTAACTCATGCGACTAAAACACAGGATGATTTCCTTGATGATTTGAGTAATTACTTAGACCCACGGTACAATAATGCAAATGCAACATTGTTCTTCGTGGATACGCAGACATATAATTGGTTGCATAAACTAAGTGGTTATTTCTCAAATAATCTTGAGATTTCACCTAACTTCCGTGCTGATATGGCGCTATCAAGTAAAAAGAAGGTTTTTGGAGTTGATATTAGTGTTATTTCTACACCTTACGGTGATATGAATGTAGCACGTAATGTTCACCTAGATGGTTCTGCTATCAAGATGCTTGCTGTTAATATGAGGAACTGTGCATACAGGCCTCTTGTTGGTAACGGCTTGAATCGTGATACAGCAATCTATGTAGGTGTCCAAACCTTAGAGAATAGTGGTGTTGACCGTCGGGTTGACTTAATTCAAACAGAAGCTGGGATGGAATGGTCAATGCCGGAATCCCATGCTTACTGGTCTTAAAGGAGGTATGAATTATGGCTAATCCTTTATACGGACAAAATAAAGCTGATGATCTACTTGATGCTTGGAAAGGTATTGATCCTGGATATTTAGACTTTTGCGCTGGACATCAGGGAAACTTAACTGCAACGGCTGTAGCTGTGACAGATGCTGAGGCTGATTCTGCTGCTTCTAGTGCTAGTGCTGCTAATATTTTAGCTGCTACACTTGCACCTGGAGCAGTAAATAGTTATGCTCATGATGGTGGAGCTGCTGGTTCAGTATATCTTCCTGATGCAGTAAAAGGTACTCATCTTGCTATGGAGTGCACTGGTGACATAGACCAGACTGGAGCTACTACTATATTTACAAGAGGAGCGGCTGTTGTTGCTGCTTCAACTGTTGATACTAGTCCAGTTTTTGCAAAACAAGTAGTAGGCATCATTAATGGAGCAACTGCTTCTGCAATAGAAACGCTGGGTACATTAGGTACTCCAACATCTATAAAGCTGATATATACAGCTGCTGCTGCTAACACTAACTTTTTAGGTGCAGGAAGTATTTTTCACTTCTTTGCCCCTTCAGATGGTGAGTGGTTAGTAAAAGTATGGTGTATACCAGAAGGTACTGGTGCTACTGGCGTATTTACAACTTCAGCGAGTTAAGGAGGTAACTGATGGCTACTAGTACAAAAACAATGGTTACAGCACTTGGGTCATCTTGGAATGTCCAGTGTGCTGAAATGGTGTTTGATTATGCTCAAGTGGGTGATCATTCTTCTGAATCGTATCATTTAATTGGGCAATTAAAAGTTCCAGCTAATTCCTACATACTTGATGTGCAGGTTCATGGTATTGCTTTATGGGTTTCTGGAGCTGCCGTTGCAATGATAGTTGGTGATCAAGATGATGATAATAGTTTTTATGCATCTACTAACTTAAAAGCAACAGACTTGTTAGTTGGTGAAGCTAATACAGTTGAACACCCTGGTGGTCTTGCTGGAGCTGACATAGCATCAGAGCAGAGAGTTTTTTATTCTGCTTCTGCAAGAACTGTTATTGCTGACATTACAGTTACAAATCATGCGACTGCTGTAAGCGCAGGAAAAACAAGAGTTCTTATACTGTATTGTTGTCCTCCAGCTGATAGCGTAAAACCATAATCTTAAATTCGAGAGGTAATAGCTCGATATATGGATAAAGTATAGGGAGGCTCGATACTTCCCTATACTACTAAATATGAAGACGAGGTTCTTTTGTTATTTTGCTCCTCCTTTTTTAATTTAAGAGCCTTAGTCTTCATAAAGTAAGAATGAGAAAATATGGCAACATTTGAAGCACAAGTAGAAGGTTTGACAACAATAACATTATCTGGTAGTACTACTCCTACTCAAGATGAACTAACTCAGTTTTTAATTGATGGTGTTATAGATGTAACTAGTAAACTGATATCAGTTCGATCTCAAGATAAAGACCTTTTTCAAAGAGAAAGTGCGACTATAGATAGTAATAGTGGTCTTGATGTTGGTGGAGCTGATATTATTTCTGTTATGAGAGAAGCTGGGGCTAGTGGTGATGCTGACGGTAGTACTGCTTGGAGACCATGTAAAAAAGTTCCTGCATCTCTGCAGTCAAGAGCAGTTGATACTACTAGTCTTCATTATTCTTCTGCATATAACCCCGTATATATAATTGATGATAATGGCAAGGTTAATGTATATCCTGTAGCTAGTTCGAATAATGGATATAAAGTATTATTTGTTAATAATGTCCCTACTGATGAAACTAATGGAGTTTCATTGACAAGGGCACACTCTGATATAAAGTGGTTCCCAAATAATAAAGTTTATCTTGTAGTTATATACGCAGCTGTAAAGTCTTTAGAAGCAAAGTTATCAAGTTATACTATTGAGGAAGAAGACACTGAGTTAGTTGCATCTTTACAGTCGGTGTTACAGCAGTTAAGGTCTGATTATAATAGTGGGTTCTTACCTGATAAACAACAAGAAGCTGCAATACAATCTGAAGCACAGGCAAGGGCTTAAGTATGACAGTAGATGAAATGATGGAAAGGTCTGGAGTTAATAAGACTGGGTTAGCATTAGCATGGATTAAAGATGCAGTCCATATGATACAGTCTAATTCAAAAGAAAATTTAAAAGTAGATAAACAGAATATTATAGATGGTGAAAGAGACTATATAATCCCTTGGGACTATGTAGCTATAAAGTCTGTATCAATAAAAGATACTAGTGATAGTAAATATAAGCGTATTAAGAGACTTGCTATACCACCTGTAATGTCAGAAGATACAGACCCAGAATAATGAGTTATCAAACTAATAGGAATTGGTATTACTACTTAAATGGTAGAGACTTACAGCTTTATCAATTATCTAATTATGGTAATGTTTCTACAGTTGCAGGCAAAAGAGTTAGACTACCTGAAGAACCATATGGTAATTTTTTAGTATATCCAGATGAAGATATTACAAATGGCTTAAGGATAGAGTATACACACTTAGGCGAACCATTTGTATCTGAAGCAATAGAAACAACAACAGCGAGAGAATCTTCAAGTACTATATCGTTTGAAGATGGAACTGGTGGAAGTTCAAGAGATATAATAGATTTTGGAACTAACTCAGGTAATGATTTTATAGCTGCACCAGTTGCTGATAAATTTAGAGTTATAGGTTCTGCTAGTAATGATGGAGATTATACTGTTGTTGCAAAAGGAGTGGACGGAAGCACTGGATATCAACAACTTGAAGTAGTTGCTGGTAGTTTTACTACAGAAGCTGTAGGTGAAAGTATAACAATATATCAAATACCAAAAGCAGTAACAACTGCTTCCGCAGATGAGTCATCTCATGTTAACTTAAATAGGATGCTTTCACTAGCTGTAGTTGATTATCTACAAGCTAAAGTAGCTGAGCTGTCTGGTAACTTACCATTAAAAGATTACCATATGAGAGATTTTTGGAAAAAGGTTGGAGACAATGATAGTAATAAGCGAAAGATTGCGATGTCGTTTTCGATGTCACCTTTTGCAATTAGATAACATGATAGCACAAATCTATTGATATAGAAATGAAAGTGCTGTAAGTTAATAGTTAACCAAGATGCCCATGAGAGTAGCCAAGCTCGGCAAGGCATCATAACTTAGGAGAAATAAGATGGCAAAAGGTCTACAAAGCTGGAGTGTAAAAGAATCGGGAGCCCCCGTAACTTCAGCGGAAATCAAAGATGGTGATGGGATAACCACAGTATCATTTTCTTCAACTACAAGAGCTATGTTAGGTGTAACGGCTGCTACTGGGTCTGGAACTATGACTCTTACATTAGCTGGTGGAGGAACTTTAGTTATACCAAACGCAGCTATTAATTCTGTATTTGCACCAGGCTCAATTATACCATTCGCTTGCGATTCATTTGTTTTTAGCGGGGCTGAATCAGCTTTTCAAGTCGTTGGTTTATTCTAAGGGAGATATGATATGAGAAATTTAAGTAGAAGTGCTCCACTAACAGGTGGCGGCACAATATCAGGCGATTTAACTATTGATGGTGACTTAACTGTAAGTGGTAGCGGTGGAGCAGTATATGATGAAATAATCGAAGGTAGTTTGCAGATTAAAACTGGTAGTGCTGGAACTATTTCAGACTTATCGTATGCCGATGACTTAGTTATTGAAAATAGTGGTGCGGCTGGTATATCTATTAGAACCCCAGATGCAAATACTGGTGCTATTGCTTGGCAATCAGATAGCAATGATACAGTAGCACGAATATATGGGTCTTATAATAGTGGGAATGAAAAATTAGTTTTTGAAACCAGCGGCATACAAATAATGGTTATTGATGACAACTCCCGAATCAGCCTGTCGAATAATGATAGTAGTGGAGATGCGACTTGTACACTATTCGGGTATCAAGCTGGAAATGTTATTGCAGATGGTGATGATAATAATACCATGATAGGTCATCAGGCTGGTTTAGTAACGACAGGGGCAGGAAATACATATGTTGGATTTAGTGCTGGTAAAGGTGATACTGGAGCAGACGGAAATAATGTTGGAATAGGAAGTCAAGCTTTACGAGATGTTACTACAGGCTTCGAAAATGTGGCAATTGGTAGAGATTGTATGTTAGACCTCGAAGATGGTGCAGGAAATACGGGGATTGGAACAGAGTGTTTAGGTAATCTTACATCTGGCACTGAAAATGTAGGGATAGGTAAACAAACATTGTTTACCATCTCAACTGTTGCTGGTAATACAGCAGTTGGATTTCGAGCATTGAAATTAAATACTGCAGCAGGTAATACCGCAGTCGGTCATTCAGCATTATTGGTTAATTCATCTGGTGCTAAGAATACGGCAATCGGATACAATGCTTTAGCTTTGTGTACTGAGGGAGATGCTAATGTAGCTATTGGTTATAATGCATTAGATGCTATGGCGGGAGAAGCAGGAGTAACTGAAAATAATACTGGAGATAATAATATAGCTATTGGTTATGAATCAATGAGTTCTATGAATGCTGGTAATCATACTAGTGCTTTAACTAATGCTAATATATCTATTGGAACTCAGGCTTTGTTAGGCGGTAATTTTAATACTGCTGCTTCTTCATTTCTTGGCAATATTGCAATCGGGTATCAAGCGGTAATGTCTACAAGTAATAATGCTCACACAGGCACGATTGGTATTGGATACCAAGCACTCACAGCCCTTACATCTGGTCAAAGGAACGTGGCTGTTGGTTATAATGCAGGACTTGAAACTGCCATAGGCGACTCTAATATAGCAATTGGATATCAAGCGTTGTTGGGTGATGCTGGTTTGCAAAATGATAATAATATAGCCATTGGTAGTTCAAATCCAGATGGAACATTAGCTGCTATGGGTGGTCAATGGGGAGGAGCTTCAACAGATAATATTGCTATTGGGACAGGTTCTATGGCTGGAGTTATGAATGGTGCTTTAGGTAATATTGCTATTGGTTCAAATGCAGGGACGGCAATTACTTCAAGTGATTACAATATATTTATAGGTTACGCTGTGGCAGTAGGTGGTCAACCTGGTGCTGGAACGGTTGCAATTGGAGCGTGGGCATTAAACGGTCAAACATCTGGTACTGGAAATACGGGAGTAGGATACCGAGCATTGCAGAATAGTGTTGATGGAGCCGATAACACGGCAGTTGGATACGATTCATTGCAGGCGTTAACAAGCTCCACGAGAAATGTATCTATTGGTAAAGGTGCTATGTCACTTATGGATGATACTGCAGATGGATTGGCAGATTGTGTAGCTGTTGGATATGAAGCATTTAAAGGAAGTGCTACTGCTACTACAACTGGTGCGGCTGGTACTGTTGCAATAGGCAAATCTGCACTTACAGCACTCACATCTGGTGCAAGCAATGTGGCAATCGGATTTGAAGCTGGAAATACGCTTACCACTACAAGCGAAAATACTTTAGTTGGATACAATACTGGACAAGCGGCGGCTGTAGAAGTTACAGCTGTAGGATATAAAGCGTTACAAGATTGTACGGCAACTGGGACTGTCGGAATCGGACATTCGGCAGGGAAGAATATCACATCTGGTCTCGCCAACGTAGCTATCGGCTACCAATCTATGGATGCTAACCAAACTTCAGATTATAATACAGCGGTAGGTCATTTATCGTTAACCAGTCTTAATGGAGATGGGACTCAAGCGTGTACTGGTATTGGGTACGGTACAGGACATAATTTAACAAGCGGGACTTCTAATACCTACCTTGGTTATCAAGCTGGTTATTTTAACAGCACTGGTGCAAATAATACATATATTGGTCGTGATGCTGGTAAAGGTGCATCTGGACAAAGCAACAGCTATAACACAGCAGTAGGTATGAATGCGTTGTTAGCGATTACTACTGGTGACCAAAATTCTGTACTGGGGCAAAATGCAGGAGATGCTTTACAGACTGGGGGGCAGAACTGTATTATCGGGCAAAGTGCTGGTAGTGCGTCTACTGATGTTGATAAAACTGTTATTATAGGTGTTGATGCGGCTAATGCTGATATGACATCTGCCGCTGATGGTACAATTGCTATCGGACATTCTGCTCTCAATGCCCTCACATCTGGTGCTGGGAATGTAGCGATTGGGTTTGAATGTTTAGATGCAATCACAGATTCTGTTAATAATACTGCTTTAGGGTATCAGGCTATGACAGCCACTAATAATGTTAATGCAACTGATAATACTTGTATCGGCTACCAAGCTGGCAATGTAATACTTGCTGGTGGCGACAATACTTGTATCGGTTCTGGAACTGACCCATCAGCACACGGTGGTATTAATCAAACAGTGATTGGTAAAGGCACAACAGGCGTAACAAACAATTCAGTAACACTTGGTAATGCTTCTGTAATCGATGTGTATATGTCATCGGGCAAAGAAGCAAAAGTTACTTGTGGAGAGATACTTGTAGAAAAAGCAAGTTCAGATGCTTTATTAAGACTTGAGGCTGGTTCAGGTGCTTATGAAGCAAGGATAGATTTATATGCTGATTCTGCTGAAAATAATATTGACCAATGGCACATAGCGGCAAGAGAAGATAACAGTTTATATTTCCAAAACTATACAGATGATAGATTATCTATTGCATCCAATGGGACATTAACTGGTTCAGCGAGTAATGATATAT